GCCGGGGATGCTTAAATTTGGATGTGCAAATAGGGCGCGCTCCACCCGGTGCTGCATGTCCCAAAGGTCTTTTTGCGAGACGGCGCCAAATTCGTTGGGCTTCATGATGATCTCAAGGGCGAGCGTCCAGTTTTTCTTGGCCCGCGACATTTCATGGGTGATCTGCTCGTCGACGTCCATGATCTGAACCGCCGGGAGCTCGTGGTCTTGAAAGTCAGATGAGTATAACCGCACGCGGTCAAAGCTCTTTGTTTTAAGGCCTTCCACGGTATCTAGGCGGGCTAGGATGGCTTCGCAGATGGCACGCTTCATACTCACGTCGAGGGTTCCCCCTCTGGCGGGCGACCCATGACGCGAATCTGGTCGATGATCCACCCACGGTTTTTATCAATGGCCGGGCCAATGAACGGGCGGGCCGTCAGCTGTCCGTCACGGACGACGCCCTTACTGGGCTGCGGTTTCTGACCTGTTTTCCTCATGTAATAAAACATCGCACGCCGATTGGCCTCCGTCCACGCGCTGCCGTACTCGTGCCATTTAGCGTAGTTCACGCCGAAGACACCGAAGATGATGCCGTCGTCAATGGGCATGTAGGAAATGCTATTAACGAGCCTTCCCGTGTTGCCAATGCGCTGGGATCTGGCGTTGAGTTTCGCCTGCGTCGCAAGGCGTTGGCCGATCAGGTGAAAGGTTTTTTTAAAAGCCGGGTCGTTAGGCTGCCACCGCGTCCACATGGTCTCAAGCCTGTTCAATAGTCGCTGCGTGTCTGCGTTGATGGGTCGGCCAGCCATGGTTACACGTTCCTTGCCGGTCGGTCTGTCGCGGTAAACTCTGTGCGCCTGTGGGGTTCAAGCAGGCTTGTGATGATGGGCGGAATGTCTTGGAGGATACTCACCGACTCGCCGCCCTTGCTCATGCCGGTGCGTCCGATGTTTTGCGTGCTGCGGAAGCGGTAAAGCCATTCCACGAAAAGCAGGCAGGCCATCTCGATGTCTGCCGGTGTTTTGACATATCCGGCGTTATATTTAATTCGTACGTTGCCGTAGCCGTAGGGAAACGACGTGCTGTAGAGCAACGTGGCCTCGTCCAGGACTCTGTAGTCCCCCTGGTCAATCACGGACGACGCTGGAAACTTGCCGTCACCATCGATGGCAAGCTCCGTGACCGCGTTGATGGGCCACTCGTTGAGCATGAGCATGTTGTTCATGCCGCCGTGCTTCACCTCGACGAGGTCAGCGGCAGCAATTTGCCGCTCGCAGTAATTTGCTATGCGGTCAGAGGCGACGTTGATGAAAAGCTCAAGGCGCGCATCCTGCGTCGTGTCAGACGCGGGAACGCCGAGGTGCTCTTTAGCAACCGCGACGGTCGTTAAAGCATTTACGTTTAAGGCCACGGCCGTTATTTCTTTTGTGCGACGATTTTTAGAACTTTATCCTCGAGCTGTGGCTCTAGGATGCCCGTGTACCGGCTTAGCAGTTTATAGCCAAGCTCATCGTCGACCTCGATCACCTCGCCGAGGGTGACGTGCTTCGTGTAGAGGCTATCATTGTTGATGCCGTGCTCGGTTTGTAAGACAACATGGTCTTGGCCGGGAAAGGCGACTCGCTCAAATTTGATTTTCATTGGTGTTTCCTCCTGAAACTCGTGACTCGTCCTGAGTCACCAAGTGAAAATGGTACCTATGCTGTTTATTTTTTGGCATAGGTACCATTTTTTCAAGGGAAACCGTTCGTGTTAGCTAGGCTTTTTAATAAAAAACTGAGTGTAAACCTTCTCGCCTTCAACCAATTCCGCTTGTCCGCCGTTCACCAATTCGTTGGTGAAGGTGATCCGTGTTTTTCCGTCAACAAGAGAGGTCGTGTAGCTCTCGCCCTCTTGGTGTACGAGGCCGTAGGCCATGACGATCAGCGTGTCGGGCAGCACTTCCCAGTCAAGGTCCACGTAGTCGTTGGCGATATTTAGCTCAGTTAACGTAAAGCTTTGGCGCTTTGGCGTGATCAGGCTTTGCTCAACGGCAAAGACCCGTGTGCTTAAGGCCGACTCGGCTGCCTGTGCCCTGGACTCTTCAGCGGCAAGGCGGGTGACGATGACGGCGTCGGCTGCCTGACGGTCTGAGATTTCCTGCGTGATGCGTGCCGCGTTCTGAGCAATGGACGTGGTGAAGGCGGCGGCTGCCGTCTGGTCTTGGGCGATGTAGTCGGAGATTTCCTTGAGCGTGTCAAACATCTCGGGAGCGCCACCGACGACGTCAGAAATCTTCTGATCGGTGTAGCTCTTTGCCGACTGCAGCGTGTACATGTCACCGGCTTCGCGCTCACTGGCTTCGAGTGCGACCTTGGAATCGACGTAGGTCTTTTGAGCGTAATCGCTTTCAACCAAATCAAGGCGCATCCTGATTTCGGCGTCTTGAATGTCGACGTATGACTTCTTAACGTCGTCATACTCAACCGCGTCAAGCCGTGACTTGATGGCCGTGTCCTCTGCGGCGCGCGTGGCAGCCTCGGCAGCAACGGAGGAGGTTGTAAACGCCTTCGACTCGTTGAGGATTCGGGTGTCTTCCGACGCCCTGACAGCGGCCTCAGACGCGACCGACGAATCGGTGTAGGCCTTGGCCTGGCTAAGCGCCAGCGCGTCGCCTGCGATGCGGTCTAAGATCTCTTGATCAATGCGTACCCCGACAGCGGCGAGGTACTGCATTAGGTTTGTGACGTTCAATTCACCGCTTTGGATTGCCTCGGCCAGCTCGCGGAGCGTGTTGAGCATCTCCGGTGCGCTGTCGACGAGCATGGCGATCTTCATGTCGGCGTAGTCTTTTGCCGCCTGATCGCCCATGTCGACATAGGTTTTCTTGACGTTGTCAAACTCTAGGAAATCAAGGCGGCCGTCGATGGCGATGTCAGCCGCCTCGCGTTGTGAGCGCTCAAAGGCAATCTCGGAATCAACGTAAGATTTTTTGACCTCGTCAAACTCCAGAGCATCAAGCCGACCGTCAATGAGGACGTCCGAGGCCGTGCGCTCAGAGCGCTCCAGGTCAATCTCGGAATTAAGTTCGTCATACTTGACGTCAGCATAGGCTTTAGCCGCGTCGCGTTGCGAGTCGACGTAGTGCTTGCGCGCAAGCTCGTCGTCGTTCATCGGGTCATAGCTAACGACCGGGAGCTCTGGGAATTCTACTTTGTCTTGAAAGTTAACCCGGATGATGTCCTTAGACGATCCGTCGACCTTGGCGGCCTTGAGTGATTGATTGTTGCGAAGCTTGACCTTGCGATCATCTAACGGATAGTTAGAATCAATGAACTTACCTTTGACTAATGACATGCAGCCTCCCCTTTGGCGTGTTTTTTCGGCGCTAAGTGATGTACGCGATTCTTAGAATGTCCCCATCGGCGACAATATCACCCAGCCCTTTACCACCCCAAAAAATGACACCGCTCGCATAGTCGTAATCAACGCCTCTCACCTGAGGGCTTCCACCGACGACGTCTAGGGAAACGTCGCTGCGTGTTCCCGGCGTGTTGGCAAGCCTGGCCTCAGCTGCCAAAATTTGACTGCCCGTCAGAGTTATGGTTTCCACGACAAACCGCTGACTTGACGCCGCCCCACTGCGAACGTACTGCACCCGCAGCGTGTCGCCTGCCGACAGGTACGAGTCGAGGCCGGTAAAGGTGACCACCGCACCGGTGACGGTGAAGTCTACGTTTTTTATCTGAGCGCCGGCACCGACGACGTCAATGGATACATCTCCTGTGGGGGCGTGCTCTAAGGAGAAGCTAGACGTAGTGATATTTTGAGGCGTGAGCGTCACATACTGCACGGTAAACGTCTGCGACGTGAGAGCGATGACCTGGTCTTCGATGTATTTCTTAATCGCGGCGACACTAGGAGATTTCGTAATCTCGGCGCCGTCCATGCTGTCTAAGACAATATCCTTGGCAGCCGACACCCCGGCAGCAATCACCCAATCAGCAGGCGACGAGACGCCGACGGACAAATAGGCGTCCCTTGTCAGCGTGTCGACATAGTGATGCCCCACCGCTTCCGGTGTGAAATTGGGCGCCCCTGTGCCTGTGAATATATGCTTAGCCATCCAGCCGCCTTCAATCTATCTCAAGACGAAATCACGTTTCCAACGTCGTCTAGCAAAACCGTCGCGCCGTCGGTGTAGATCCTACTGAAATCCACCGTGTTGTTAGGCGTGCTCGGTATGTTTTGCTTCCCGGCAACGACGACGCCAAATCTCACGGCGCCGCCAGCAATTGTTACGGTAAAAACCGGTGTAATCAAGAACCCTCTGACGGAAAACCTCTTAGAGCCGACCTCTGTCATCTCGCCCGTGCCGCCAAGGCTATACGCCTCGCCCTCGTCGCCGCCGACGATGCTCTCGGAAATATCAATTTTAAGGGAAGCGCCTGGCTCAACCGACGCAACAAAAACAGTCATGACGATCGTGTCGCACTCGGCGTAGACGGAAATATCAAGACGCCCGACGCCGCGCGTGGCAATCGGCAAGATCGCTTGTGTTTGATAAAGTGACAGTTTCGTCGTCGCCAAAACACACCGCCTGCAATAAGAACGGGGGCGGGGTCTGGTAAACCCTCACCCCCTCGTTATCGAAATGAAACGTCTCTTATTACAAAGCCGCCTTGATGCCGTAAACAACGCTGCGCTCTGTCGCCGACTGTGGCATAGCGACGAACGTTTTGCGTTGGTACGACGCCAAGAGGAAGCGGTCTTGTGCCGGGAGGTCAGCCTGCGCCTTGACGACGATGGGGCGACGCTGTCCGACAAAGAAGCGCGACTTGTTGGCGAGTAAAAGCCCGGTGTACTGTGACGCGGTGCCGTCATAGATGCCAGCCGCCGAGATGTCATCTCTCATGGACTGGCTGACGACGATCTTGATGCCAAGGATCGTACCGAGTACGCCCGTGTTGATGGTCGCCATCGGGCCGTATTTTTCCATGGTCAACACTTGCTCAGTAGCGAGTAAAGAGCTGTAGCCGCTTGGTGAACAAAACAGAACGAGCTCGCTTGGTGTCACACCAAAACGGCCCATCTGTGCGCGCATTTTTCTCAGGTGGTCCACGCTGATGACGCCGCCGTTGATGGTGGAGAAGTCAAGCGTGCCGCCTCCCGCTGAGTTTGCAAGGGCCAGCTTGCGAAGGCCGTCCCACGCTTTCTCTGCGACCGATGCGCCAGCCGCTGCCGTGTCGGTATCCATGTGCGTACCGGTAGCGCCGTTGATGATGGCGGCTTCGATGGCGCGAGACTGAGCCGAAATGACCTCTTGGCGAGCCATAGCCAGCACGTCCACGATGCTATCTTCGGTCAACTCTTCTGGAAGTATATAGTACTCAGCGAATTTTTTTGCCGTCATGGAAAGCTGTGCCGTGCGGAAGTTTGCGTCCGTCATTGCGGCGCCCTCTCCAACGATGCGCGCCTTGGTCACGTCTTTTTGGACGGGCAAAATGTAGGGGTTTGTTGGCATGGCGACGGTGCGGAAGTTTCCTTCGACCAGTCTTTGTAGCTCGTATTCAGCAATGTAGTTTTGGCTGATGGCGGTAGGAATCCACTCAAGACCAACGCCAGCAGACGAACCAAAGGATTTCGTCATCGGCAAGAGCACTTCTTTAGCGTAGTGCGTGTCGAGGATGTTCTTAACGGCAGCCAAGCTTTCGCCCTCGTCGCCACCTTTAGCACGGCTATCAACGTTGCCGCTGATGATCTGTGCCGAGAAGCGTGCGATGTCGACGGCTTCTTTTAAGTTTTTGACGGCAAGCTTCAGTTCAACCGGGACGGACGCGTATTTAGCGTCGTCAGCGGTATTGACTTTAAGCAGGTCCTTAACGTGGGAGCAACCGAACGCAGCCATAGCGCGTCCTTCGATGCTGTCAGAGCGGCCGCCCACAACCGGTGCGGTTATGGCTTTTGCTTTTTCGGCCTCAAGCTCCTTCACCCGTGCCTCCGCAGTGCCAACGCGCGCCGCGAGATCCTTGGTTGCCTGTAACAGTTCTTCGACTTGGGTGGCGGTGACTTCCATGGTTTCCCTCCTGGATTATAGTGAAGTCTTTTTTTATCTCGTGGCTTCCTGCCGTGAGATTTTTTTTCAAACGTTTGCGGCACGAACACTTTGAAGCGTGGCCTTAATCTGCGCCAACTTCATTGCGACCATTTTATGTGTCAAATCTTCAGAGTCGGAAACTTTGCCACAAGCCTGGCAGGGGCCGTCTTGTTTTGGCGGCTCCGGGGCCGGTGCCGGGGCTGGCTCGGGGGCCTTTTCCGGGGCTTCCGTCACTTCGGACGCCTCCGGCGACTCGGCTGCAGCGGCAACGTCTTGGCGTTCGATGACGGCTGACAGCAAAGACCCCACCTTTTGGATTTCGCCGATGAGGCTCGCCAGCAAAACCGTGTGCTGCTGTAAGATCGCCTGCACGTCCGTTTGCACGGTCATCTCGCTACCGTTCCCGGGGACGGCCACGCTCTTAGCTTCCGTGGTGTCGTCCGTCTGCTCGTCGCCGCGCAACGTGTCGAGCATCTTTTGTGCCGCCATCACGAGCTCGTCAGACGCCTCGCCAGCGTCGCCAGATAAAACATCGCGCATTTCCTCACGCGTCAAACCGCACGCCTCGCAAAGCCCGAGGATGCACTCCTCGCGGTCTGCCCCAAGGTTTTCCATGGCGTCTAACATGTCTTGCACCTGCAGCACTTTCTCGCTGGCGGCCTTGGCCTCAAGAAACTTCCTGCGCACGTCGCGAAGGCTTCCCGCTGCGGCGAGGTCTTTCATGGTGACCGAGAAAATAGAGTCCTGATTCATCGGGATCGACACGACCGACACCTCGTAGAGCTCGGCAGAGGTGATCGTATTGACGCCGTCTTTTGACTTGGCTGCGTCTTTTGACGCAAACCCTACGGAGAAGGCGTTGATCATGCCCTCTTCGATCATGTCGCGGACATAGGACACCATGCCGTCACGGGACTTCGAGATGCGGCACTTGATGTAAAGTCCATCTTCTCCGGGCTTCACTTCAACCGCACGGCCGATGATCTTATCGCGGTCGTGGTTGTAAAGAATCACCGGGTTTTTCGTGTAGTTTTTAAGGTCCCACGCCTTGGGGTCAATGAAGTCATTGCCACGGTCGACGACGGCTTTATTGGCAACGCCCTCGATGTATGTGTAGCCGTCGGATGCGGCTTTGAGTGTGAACGGTACAAACTTCTTTGTCATGTCATCGGTTCCCTTCTGGATCGGTAGGTTGAACATCGCCCCAATCAATCTCGTCCACCTGGTCGGCGGGGACGTTTAACACTGCGCATCGGCAATTTATGGTGCTAGCTGGATCACCCGCCGGGTCGCGCGGAAACTGCAAGCCGTTGGTAAACGTGTTGTCCCAGTCCACCATCTCACCGTCTATCTCAGCGTGCTCGTCTCTCACGCGTTCATCACCCACCGTCATCCAAACCTTTTTTAGATTGGGAACATGACGAGCAACGTCTTGAGTACACGCGGCGTCACCGAGTGATGTTGCCGTGAGGGTCTCCGTGCGCACGATGGTGTTGACGCGGCCTGCGAGGTTGTCGCCGTCTAGGACGCTGTCCATGATGTCAGAGGCGATCTGCGTGCCAGAGCTGCCGTCTTTTAAACCGTCTTCAACGGCCCTCATGATGCGCTCGGTGGTCGTCTCGCTGAGATTCTTAAAGGTTGAAAGGCCGCGTTTTTCAAGGACCGCACGCCTTCCCGATTCATTGCGTAGCCTTGCCGCCTCGATGGCCGTCTGATTCGGGTAATCAAACGCAAAGCGGAGCTCCCACGCCGCGTCATAGCCAAGCTCAACGGAGGCCTCCAGGGCGTCGGTGTAGCCGTCCATGTAGTCATCGCGCATGGTTTCCAGGGCACGCTGTATGGCTTTTTTAAGGCGCTTTTTCTCAGCGTCGTCAGCCTTAGTCGTGATGAGGCCAAACGACTTAACGTTAGCCTTCACCACATTGGCGACGGCCTCGGCCTGCCCGGCAAACATATCGACAATGACGGGCGTCAGCTTCTTGGTGCCAAGCCTCTCCGCTTCTTGCATGTGCTCGTCGCGGCGTTTAGGCCAGCCATTGTCAGCGCCAGATTTAAAGATCCTGCCCACGATCTCACGCGTGCGGGTGCGCTCTGTCATGGCCATGGTCTTAGCGTCTGGCTGCAGGTCGTCTGGTGTTTCCTCGGGCGCGGGGTCTTCCGTCGGTGCTTCAGGGTCAGCGGGTGCGGTATCCGTTGGAGCAGTGTCCATGGGCGAAGAAAACGGCAAGGGCGTCATGGTTCCAGGCGTCTTGTCTCCGCCCTCAAGCGGCGGCAATTCCACCTCAGCCCGTACCTCGTTCAACGTCATGTAAACCATTTTCCGCGTGATCAGATCAGCCTTCGCTAGCTCGTCTTCCCGCAGAGCCTCGACGTCTGACAGGTCAAAGTCCACGTAATAGCCCTCGCCCAAGCGCTCGGCAAGCTTGCGGTTCAGAGCGCCAGAGATAAGGCGCATCGTGGTCTTGAGAGTCCCCTGCCAAAACTGTCTGATGGCCGAGTCAAATTCCTTACTGCCAAGGCCACCGGCCTCCTGGAGCGAAACGACTTGCTTTGGGATATCCAGCAACGCCAGGATCACCTCGCGGTTGTTGTGGACGTAGTCTTTTAGCTGCTGATCGCCAAGAGAATCACCGACGGCCTTTGCCGTGACGCCTTTTGGCAAAACCATGGGGCGACGTTGGTTGCGGCGACCCGTATAGGCTTGCTCAAAGGAGCGCAAAAGCCTGAGAGCGTTCTTCTCGTTGGCCGCCTCGGACATTTCCAGAGCCATGCCAGGGTGAGCGCCTTTGATGTAGTAATTTAGGAGGTATTCTGTGGAGTACCTGTTGAAAAGCACCGCACGGCGCCCCGGGATGAACGGGCTTAGCCCCCACCACATGCTCGACGGGTTTGGCCGCCTAATGTGAATCATGTCCTCGGGCTTCAGCAACATGGACGACTTATCGAAAACAGGCATGCCGTCCTCGTTAAACATCGTCGTGATCATGTAATTTTCTAAGACGGTCCCGGCTGACGAATTAAAATTCATTCGCACGCGCTCAAACGGCACGGGTATCAACTGGCTTTTCACGTCGTAAATAAGAGCATTACCGCCGAGGCTGACGTCGGTGGCGACGTTATACATAAACTCGCTGACAGACTGTTGCTCGTTGGGGTTTTCCAGTAGCTTATTGACCGGGTGATCGTCGGCGCGTTCACACTTCAT